CCAAAGGCAGGAAGAAGGATGAAATCTTCGGTGGCACAGCCATCAGCTACATGATGGAAGTAGCAGCAGAAAAGCTGACAGGCCAACGTGTCCAGATATTTGGTGCCGCATTAGATCACGGCAACGAATACGAATCTGTGGCCAGAGAAGAATACGAAAAGCGCACAGGATGTGAAGTTGAAGAACTTGGATTCTGTGAAATATCAGACTATTCCGGTGGATCTCCAGATGGTAAGGTGAAGGACACAGATAAACTGATTGAAATCAAATGTCCATACAACACAGCTAATCATCTGAAGAATGTCATCAACCAGGACATCGACAAGAAATATTTGTGGCAGATGCAAGGTTGTATGTTGGCAACAGGTGCCACATCGTGTGACTTTATCAGTTTTGATCCACGCATTGAGAATGAAGCATTCAGAATGGTCATCATCAATGTTCCGGCTGATGTTGCAATGCAACAGGAATTGGTAGAAAGGTTGGCGTTGGCAAAGGATTACCTTGACAATATTCTGAAGCCATGAAGATCACACTATCACCGAGAGAATTAGCAATGTGCGACATAATTGCATCAATGCGATATTGGCAAGGCTGTGGCACAGATACAACAATCATTGATAAACGTATTGCAAGCAGGATTGGATTCACGGCAGAATATGCATTCAGCAAGCAATTCAATTTGCACCTGGACATCATCAGCAATCTTGAAAAGGATTCGTTTGATTTCATCAGCAAAGATGGCGCAACCATTGACATCAAAGCAACATACACGAAGCATGGCAACTTGGTTGTTCCAAAGCTGATGCATGATGTCTATGTTCTGGCCATTGTTGATGGCGGCACAGTTGATCTTGTTGGCTATGCAACCAAGGGAATGATTGAAAAGGCAGGCAAGAAAGACCTTGGAAAAGGTCCTGTTTGGTTCGTTGACCGGCAAGATTTGAAGACATGGTGAACGCAAACGACAAGGGCAAACGATTTGAACGCAAAGTTGCCAAGCTGCTGAATGAACGATTCGGCACCAATGTCCGAAGAACACCAATGTCAGGCGGCATGACAATCAAAGGTGACATCATTGATCTTGATGGACCATTGGCACAGTTCAGCTTTGAATGCAAGAACCAGGAAAGGTTGAACATTTGGTCAGCATTGAAACAATCACAGGATGACGCGGCTATTGATGGACGTGTTCCTGTTGTTGTGTTCACCAAGAACCATCAGCCAGACTATGTGGCAATGAAGTTTGAAGATTGGATGGACCTAATTGAACAGCTATGACAGACAGACAACGTGAACAATTGATTCACAGAATAACATTGTGGCACACCATTGCATACAGGCAGAATGGTCTGAAAGTGGATGGCAAGGTCAGACACGAACCAAGCAGATTCAGAAGCAATCTGTTCAACATTTACACCAACTTATCTGATGATGATTTGGTATCTTTGAACGAGTTATTAACATTAAAAAACAGAGAGAAGTGAAGACAGAATTATCAGAAATTGAGAAGGAAAGCATCGACAAATTGGTTGATGTGTACAGACAGGAATTGACTGACCAGGTGATGAATGCGCCAATTGCCAATAGGCAAGGTGTGAACGTGGAGAACATCACCAATGCTGTCCTGCATTACTATGGTGTGACCAAGAACAGCCTATATTCAAGAGACAGGAAAGCACACATCGTGAAGTGCAGAGCAGTTGTCTTTTGGCTATTGAGACAGCCAGAAATGGAGACAGGCTTATCCATTACACGTATTGCAGAAATGGCATTCATGAACCACGCAAGTGTTATCCACAACATCAAGCGCATTGACAATGAACTGATGTTTGACGATAAGTATACAGTTGCAGAATTGACAGAAATCCTGCGAACATTAGGATTCCGTTTCTTCAAGCAAGGCACAAAATTCATCATCAAATGAGAGACTCGTTTATCTTTTACAGGTCATTCTTCGAAGCTGCTGAAGACCTGTGTCCAGAAGAAAAATGTCAGGTGTTTGATGCCATTTGTGACTATGCATTGAACTTCAAGGAACCATCATTGGAAGGCACACCAAAGTTGGCATTTCGGCTAATTAAGCCACAGTTGGATGCAAATATTGCAAGATTCAACAATGGTCAAAAAGGTGGCCGACCAAGTTCAAAAAAAACCAAACCGAAACCAAAACAAAACCTAACTAAAACCAAAGTAAAACCTAACCATAACCTAACTGAAACCAAACACAAACCATTGACAGACTTAGGTTATACAACTGAAAAACCTAATGTAAATGTAAATGGTAATGTAAATGGTAATGATAATGAGAATGGAAATGTCAATGTTGTTGGCGCACCATCAATTGATCAGGTTAGAGAATGGATGTATCATTGCGGATGCAGAAACCAAGACGAAGCTGACAAGTTCTTTTATTACTATGAAAGCAAAGGTTGGATGGTTGGACAGGTGCCAATGACCAATTGGAAGGCTGCTGTTCTGTCCTGGATCAAGCGAGCAAAGGAAAAAGGTGACGATGTCAACGGATTTAAATTTGACTTTGAAGTTGAACAGCCAAAACTGAACGGATGAAGCGGATATGGACAGAAGAAGAGATGCAAACAATGGTTGAATTGTATGCGAACACCAAGACTGATGACATCTGTAAGACTCTGAACAGGTCCAGGTCATCAGTTTATGGAATGGCTGATAAACTGAACTTGAAAAAATCAGCTCAATATCTGAAGGACCATGTTCACGTGATGGATGCAGACCTTGGAAAGGCAACAAGATTTCAGAAAGGCCAAGAATCCTGGAACAAGGGCAGGAAGATGTCTTCATCAGTTTACCAGAAGGCGAAAAGGACAATGTTCAAGAAAGGAAAGTTACCGCATAACACATTGCATGATGGAATTATCCGGACCAGGACAGATAAGAACGGAACCAAGCGGCCGTGGATACGTGTGTCATTGGGCAAATGGGTTGAAATGAAAAACTATGTTTGGCAGCAGCACAATGGCGATATTCCAAAAGGTTACTGCATTGCAGTCAAAGATGGCAATCCATTCAATTATTCAATTGACAACTTGGAATGTATCAGCAAAGCTGACAACATGAAAAGGAACACGATCCACAACTATCCAGAAGAAATCAAATCAACAATTCGTATATTAACCAAGCTAAAAAAACACACGAGAGATGGCGAAAAACAAAATGAATGATCTAAGAAATCACCTGTTCCTGGCATTGGAAAAACTGCATGATGGTGATATGGACAATGCAACTGCTAGGAGCATTGCAGATGTCAGCAAGGAAATAATTGATTCCGCAAAATTGGAATTTCAGATGGTCCGTGATTTGGGTGGAAGGACATCACAATTCTTTGAAGGAATGGGTGTTCCGTATCAGATTGGAGAAATGAATGAAGCCAAATCATTGAACGAAAAAAACCAACTGCAATGATTCAACAGGTTACTATTCACAAGCTGCCATTATTGGTTGGCTGTAAACAATTCGACAGATCACCAGATGGTCAGATGTTGATGGACATCATTGCAAGATTCGTTGATGCTGAATTTCCACAGATTGATGACTTCAAATTGGTCACGGCATTTCAGAAGGCTGCATCTGGCAGCCTATCATTGAACAACAAGCCATTGACATTGTCAACCTATGGTCAGCAGTTATCACCAAAGGTTGTTGGTGAAGTGCTGCGAGCATTCCAACAGACTGAACGCAGAAAAGCATCTGAACCAAAATTTCAACCAAAACAATTGGAAGCAGCTTCTGATCCGATTGATGCGCCATTCATGTACAATTGGACCATCAACTACATCCAGGAACACGGAAGATTGCCGGAATATCCGATGTGGGGATTGCTCTACCAATATCTACTTGAAAGGAATGAAGTGAAGGCATTACCGAACGAAAAGCCACAAGGCAGATTCAGCTTGATGCAGGAAGATAACCGATATGAACAGACTGTCACCAGATGGTTTAGAGCAAATGGTGTTGTGTGATGGCTCTACAGATAACGAATGAAGACAACATGGAAATGATGGCAAGGTATGATGACAATCATTTTGATCTTGCTATTGTTGATCCACCTTACGGTATTGGTAAATTTACTTGTGAAGCAAGTACATTAAATAATGGTAAAAGAAGACAAAACAATAAAAAAAAATTTTCAGATGATTATGAATGGAATCAGACCATACCAGATGATGAGTATTTTAAAGAATTAATTAGAGTCAGCAAAAAAAGAATTATTTGGGGCAGTAATTATTATCCTATTGTAGACGGAACTGGCGGCAGTTTAGTTTGGTACAAAGGAGAAATGACAAAAACAATTTCAGCTTGTGAAATAGCAAGTGTTAGTTTTCAAACTAAAGTAGATTATGTGCATATTGATTGGCAGTCTGGGTTTTTCCGTACAATGAAAGAAGGAGAACAGATTCATCCATGTCAAAAGCCCGTGAAACTTTACGAATGGATTTTAATCAATTACGCCAAAGAAGGAGACAAGATTCTGGACACGCATCTTGGTTCTGGAAGCATTGCCATTGCCTGTCACAATCTTGGCTTCGACTTGACAGCCTGCGAACTTGACAAGGAATACTTTGATGCAGCAATGAAAAGGCTGAAGCAACACCAAGCACAACAGAGACTATTCTGAAAATCGTATATTTGTAAAAATCAATATTTTAACACAATGAGCGAAGAAAAAACAATCTATTGCGGCAATGGCCAGAAGAAAGGTGACACATGGTTGAAGGCATCCATCTGTTTGGACAAAATTCCTGCTGAACATACCTTTGAATACCAAGGCAAGAAGTATGTGAAGGTGAACATCAACCTGCGTGATCAACTTGATGACTACGGCAATGACGTAGCAATTTCCGTGGACACATGGAAACCAGAGAAGGAAGGAAGCGTCAAAGAAAAGGTGATGGCCAAATCAAAGGCAAAGGCCGCAGCCATCGGAAATGATGACCTGCCATTCTAAACATCAAGCAGCAATTGACCTGTTGGCGGATGATGAACTGCGTGAACTTGCAGTTCGCATTTGTCACAGGTATGCTGATGACCTTATTCAAGAAGCTGCAATGGTCATCCTTGAAATGGATGAACAGAAATGGAACAAGGTCAATGA